AGGGCAGGTAATTAGTACGATTATGAGCGGTGTATCTCAGATCATCCCTTATATTGTGCCAGTGATCCAGACTATTACTAATATCATCGTAACAGCTATGCCAGTGATCCAACAGATCATTACAGTAGTGGTAAATGCGATTGTAGCTATTATGCCTACATTGAGCTCTATTTTTACTTTTGTGGGAAATGTGATCCAGCAAGTACTTACTGTGATCGGTAATCACATGGGATTATTCCAGACTATTGTATCAACGGTGGTTACAGTGGTTTCTACAGTCTGGCAGGCTCTAGCCCCTGTAATTTCGGCTGTGGTCGATTTGATTTTAACAGTGGTCGATGGGCTCCTTACTGGTATCGAAACTGTGTTCAACTTTTTAGCCCCATATATACAGCAAATTTGGGAGAGTATCTGTGGATTTTTCGACAGTGCAAGCTCCACGATTACAACTATCGTAGAAACCATTAAGAGCGTATTTCAAGGCTTATTCGATGCGGTATCCACTATTTTCGGTGGTATCTCCGATGCGGTATCAACAGCGATCGAAACCGTAACGAGTGTGATAAGCGGAGCGATAGATGCTATCAGCGGTTTTGTAGATAAGATCGGTGGTGCAATCTCAAAGGCTAAGGACTTTGTAGGAGGTATCGGAGGCAAGGTTAAGAGTGCTTTAGGTTTTGCCTATGGTAAAGATAGAGTACCATATGATAACTACCCAGCTATCCTCCATCAAGGCGAGAAAGTCTTAACAAGAAATCAAGCGGATCAATATGATAGGGCGATCA